TGGCCGGGGATCGGACCCGGCAGTTGAGATCACCTAGGGGCGGCCTCCTTCCGATAGGCGTCCCGATAGGCGCTCCTGCACGATTCTTTCATGTTGTCGGGCTCAAGTGCGATAGCTCGGGACAACCAGCTGGACCAGTGCCGAACCAATCCTGCATCTCTGCGTTTGGCCGCGATTCCGGCTTTGCGTCCGGCGTCTGTGTAAATCTCAATTGGATTCATTTTTTCAGTGGGTGATGCGCCGGGGATCGAACCCGGCTTTGTTTGTTACCAGGCAACGGACTGCGCCTCACCCCTGACGTCAGCATCCCCCGGCCCCGGAGAAAGCATGGACGCAAGGGATGCGAGGGACCAGAGGACTGCGGCAAGCGCAAGAGCGGAAAGGAAGGATCGGATCATGGCGGAAGTGGGTAAGAGTGAAGCGGGAGGATCAAACTCCCGCTGTGGTATTTAGCCTCCAATTGTCACGGTTAACCAATCGCGCGTTGCATGGCGATTCGACCGGGTAATCAGGCAATCAAGGCGCTTGCCCGGTCCGCACTTAAGTTCTAGGAACGAATCACGGGAAACGCGCTTGCCATCGACGAAAAAGGATTCTCCCTTTGCGGTAATCGTTCTAAGCAGCTGGAATGATTTCATGATCGTGGTGTTTAGAAGCTGGAAACGATGATTCCGCCGTCGAATTCGATCAACTGGCCGTGATCGGAGATATGATCGCGGATCAAGTCGTCAATTTCGTCGTCGCCCTCCTCGCCCTCAAGGTCGATTCCCGCGCTCGCAAGCGCGAGGCCTAGCGGTTGGCCGTAATAGCCAACAAGCCACTCTTGGAGACTGGCAGACTCGGAGAAATCGCAACGGATGGCGCAAACGTCTAGTTCGATCTCCTTGCCGGTAGCCTCCTCCATCTCCTCCATGTATTCGGCCATCGCGAGCGCGCCCGGCCGGCTCCAATTTGCGTCTTGGTCGGCGAGGAGGAGGTTGACGATATCGTAGGTGCTAAGTGTCAGTTTCACTTGTTTTTGTGGTGTATGGTTTGTATCGGGGAAATCAGGCGACGGAGGAAGCGTCAGCCTCAAGGACGGAGGGCGTCGGTCCATGGGCCGGAGTCCATGGTCCCGGGGTCGATCTCTGGGAGGCCGGCTGCGGCGCGGGCAACGGTGATCAGGTCGGCGCGGCGTGCAGCGGCGGCGGCGTAGTAAGGGCGCGGGTGGGTCTCGTACGCGGCGCGGCGGTTAGGGTCCGCGATGGTGTAGCGGTAGCCGTCGCCGAATCGATACAGCGGCGAAACGGTGAGGCGGGCGTGAGCGATGGCGGCTGTTTTAGTCATGGTCTCAGTGTGGTGTTGGTTTGTATCGGGGAAATCAGGCGACGGCGGAATCGGCGGCCTCAAGGACGGCCAGAGCCTCCAAGAATTCGGCATGTTCGGCGGCGGTAAACTCTTCTTCAGTGAACTCGGCGCGAGCTTTGTCGATGTCCCGGCGGAGTGCGGGGAAGTCGATGGACTCCCCGGCGTCGGGGAGTAGGTCAATGAGGATGGCGCGGGCGGTGTCGGTAGTCATGGCGTGGCGTGGTTAGGCGGCGAAGTAGCAACGGGATGCCAGCTTGGCCAGCAAGCGAGCGATGGGGAAAGGCATGCCGGGCAGCATGGCGACGGCGTGAAGGAGATTGGACAGCGGGCGAAGTGGGTGACGGGTCATTGGTGGGAGTCGCCTTGTTGCTTGCGACGGCAGCACCATGATCCATCGACACCGAATGTCGACAATTATTTTGAGCATCCCTGATTTTCCGCCCCTCATTTCTTGCCTGCCACGCCATCCATCCCTACTCCCACAAGGGATTCCGGCGATTCACCAAGAGCAAGCAAGCGCGAATATTTTTTCGCCATCCTCCCCTTGCCAGCCTCCCAAATCATCACCACCACCCCTGCCAGTCATCGACCAGGCACCACCGGCCCGCCATTGCCAGCCAATCAATCCAGTGATCAGCCGCCCCAGTTACTCGGTTGCGCAGGTTGCATCATCGGCATCGTTTGGTTTTGTTTTGTTGGGGTTTGTTTTGTTTGGTAGAGAGAGAGGAACGTTCACCTCTCAGAATCCATTCATCCCCCTCAAACAATAAACCCAAACGAGACCGGCATCGCTAGCAATCGGCGACCACGAAACGACTGTGGGCGATTACATCTAAATTTTAGCCAGGAGGCACCTGTTAGGTCAAGCTTTCGCGCGTTGAGTAACTTTTCACTGACAACCTTAGACAGCGCGCGAGAGCCGATGAGAGACCCGGCAGCCCGGCAGAGAGACCCGGCAGCGCGTGATGCGAGGATTGACCAGCTCGACGTGATGCGAGACCCGGCAGGCACCGGCAGCGGCAGCGGCTCGAGACCGGCGTGATGCGATGCACCGGCAGCGGCTCCATGTGACGCGAGGATCGACCCGGCAGATCGGCAGCTCGACCAGGCAGCGCAAACGGGTGATTCAAACGGGTGATTCAAACGTCGTTCGGTTGCTGTTGCAAGCTGATTGCGTTAACGTCCTCGCGTGCGTGCGTGTGCGTGGGTGGGGGGAGGGGGTCGGGGAAGCGTGGGGTCGGTTACAGCTATTGGATTCCCCACCCTCCTAAAAATTGGCTAACGGCGAATGTTGACACGCATCACCTTTTCCGCTATTCCTCGCGCATGAGTAGTCCTGTTTCATACGACCTTCAGGGTCAAGGTGGTGGCATTGTGTTGTCGGTTGGTGCGCCATCTGTGTCTGGAGACTTTCGCTGGATTCAAGTGATTACCGACGCGGTATTGTCGACTGTGGATTCCGACAATATCGTTGACTCCTCTTCTCTTACTGGGGTGACCCTACCTGCTGGCCTTGGCATTGGCGGTCGATTCAACCAGATCACTCTGACCTCTGGCCTTGTCATCGCGTATTACGCATGAGTCAATTCGCCCAGAGCGGTAGTGCATTGGACTCCCCCATTGGCGAGGCTGTTGACCGTGGCTTCGTCTCGGTGAACCAGCGCCTGCCATTGAACCAGCTTCAGGAGGGCGAGGTGCGTGCCTCCCTAAATGGGCGCATGGAGGGTCACTGGCGTCCTCGTAAGGGGATCGTGGATCGGACGGGTGCGTTGGTCACTGCCGGATCTCCATTGCAGCTTCCGTTCTTGCTGATTGACTCCTCGAAGACGATCTCGGCAGCCTCCTACGCCAGCAACGTCGTCACGATTACCGTGACTTCCCATGGATTTGCTGTTGGCGCTTCGGGGTATGGGTTGGTTGCTGGGTTGACCTTCACCGGCACGAACTCGAATGGCGTGGTCTTGCTGACCTACGTCAACGCCAACACTTTGAGCTTCCCCGTTACCGGGGTGAGCGCGGTATCTGGAACTGGCACCTTGAGTCAGGTTCCCATCAATGATTCCGCCAGCGCCAACGTTCGGGCGTCTTGCTTGTTCAGTGACCCGAACAGCAACAACCATGAATACGTCATCATCGCCTTGGACACGGTGGCGAAGAAGATCGACCTAGCCGACTACTCGGTGGTGGATATTGCCTACCCGCCCGGGGAAGCTCTCGGTGAAGACACCGACATGATCCAGGTGTTCGATAAGGTGATGCTGTTCCGTGATGGCAAACAAGCGTTTGAATGGTATCCGAATGGTCGAGGGCCAACATCTGTTGCGCAGGCGACGAACACGGTCACGGTGACGTTGAAGGATCATGGCCTGCTGGTTGGCGCTACGATTGTGGTTGCAGGGCTCACTGGCGGAACGTCGGCCAACGGCACATTCTTGGTTGCCTCAGTGACTGGCCGAGACACTTTCACCTACACCTTCGGAACCAGCCAGACCGTCACCTTTGGAGTGACCGCTGCCACGGTGACCGATGGGTTCACCTTGTCGCCAGGTGGAGCTTACACCCAGCCCCAGACGTTCAACGTCCAAGCCAAGGACATTGATGTCGTCAGCGGAGTGGTAACCGCCACCGTTGCGGGCAACGTCACGGTTCGCGCTGGTGACTACATTGTGGTTCGCCAGACCGCCACCTCGGAACTCGCGGGGATGCTTGGAAACGAGTATTACGTGACGGAAGCTACGACCACGACAATCAAGTGGTATGCTCCAGTTGGTGACTACAACACCTCGTCGTCAGACCCGTTCGAGTTCGGTGGTCGATTCAGCGTTGGCGGTGGGTTCATGCATCAACCCGGTGCTCCTTGGGGTGTTTACTTCCAGCGTCGTTTGTGGGTGCCGCACTACTACAGCCAGTCTGGCCCGTATAGCGCCCCGGTCTTCACCAGCACGAAGATCACCGACGAGATTGCGGTTTCCGACATTCTGGACACCACGACCTTCGATCAGATTGAGAACCAGTTCCGCATCAGTGGTGGCACCGCCGACTACGTTGTGGCGATGCATGGGTTCTACAACGACTCGTTGGTCGTTCTGAATCGCAACAGCCTGCACATCATCAATGGCACGCTGGGTAGCTTGCTGGACACTCGGGTGAATGAACTCACCTCGGAGGTTGGCTGCTTGGCTCGCAAGTCCGTCGTGATGCGCGGGAATCTGATGATGTTCTTGTCGGACGATGGGGTTTACGCGGTCGAGTTCCTCAACGACTACAACCTTCGCGGTGCTGACGAGCCGATCTCGAAGAACATCCAGCCTTACATTGACCGAATCAACATCAACTACGCAAGCGATGCCGTTGGAACACTCTTCGAGAACCGATACTACCTTGCTGTTGCGCTGGATTCGACGCCTGGTGCGAATGACGCTCTCGGCAATAACTCTATTCTGGTGTTCAACTTCCTCAATAAAGGCTGGGAGTCACTCGACACCTTTGGGGACTCACGATTCCTGATCTCCAATTTCGTCATTGGCAGCTCCGGGGTGCGCAATAACATCTACGCGGTGACATCGACGGGTGGATTGCACCAGCTGGAGTCGTCCGATAGCTCGGTTGACCGCTTGGTTGTGGATGCGGAGACCGGAGAACTGGTCACACCTACGATTTCAGCGTCTCTGACTACCCGTGGGTATGACCTCGGCACCATGGAGCGCAAGCGATTCACCGATGCCCAGGTGGTCATGCAGAATTTACCCAACGAAACGGGTGAATACATGATCTCGTTCGCCTCGGAAGACCCGGATAACGCGGAAGACATCGGCACAACCACCCAATTCCTTGGTGGAACGGTGCTTGACGCCAACCCCGACGGGGAAACCGCTGGAATTCGCTGCCGATTGGCGGGAATCCGGGGCTACACAGGCACGGTAATCTTGACAAGAACCATTGGTTCCCCCAAGGTAAGCTCCGTCAAGGTGGCTGGTTCCGTCACCAATAGGCAAATCCTTTCTCAGAAGTAACGTATGGGAGTCGTAAACACAACATATACCTTCGCTAATAACGATGTCGTTACTAGCACAAGGATGAATAACATCATTGACGAAACCACGTTCACTTCTGATGCTCTCGTCTCTGGAAACACCACGCTGGAGGTGTCCGGTGGTAAATTGCGCGTTCGCTCTAATGGCATCACCTCGAATGAGCTTGCGTCGAACTCGGTGGTCACCTCTAAAATCACAGACCTGAACGTTACGACCGGCAAACTGGCTGATCTTTCGGTAACTACCGCCAAAATCAACGACGCATCGGTCACCGCCGCCAAAATCGCAGCGGATTCCGTAGCATGGACGAACACATTGCCCGCTGACAGGGCGGTCAAAGCCGACATGCAGTCCCAGTCTGCGTCTCATTTCGTCTCACCGGACGTGATGAAGTTCCATCCTGGCGTCTCGCTTGCTGGTGGAGTCCTGACCATGGCGACTGGAGGCATCGTTAGCTCGCACGGTGTGACGGGAAACGCTACCGGTAGCGGCACATTGCGCACCGTGACGCTTTCGAGTGCAATGCTAGACACCAACTACCGTGTGCAGATCTCTCAAGAGGACGCGAGCACCACGTCTAACGCCCCCGTCATCACCGCTAAGACGACGACGACCTTCACGGTGGCTTCTGGTGCGACCAAGATCGTCTTTGACGTGTTCGGCCAGATTGCTTGACCTCCGTATTTGCGCATGACCGCTGACCTTTCGCACATCGACCCTGACGTCCTAGCTAATTGCAGCGAGGCGGACAAGATTGAGTATGCGATGGTTGAGTCAGAGGAGAAAATCGACGCTCCACTGAGTCACGTTTTCACTCCGGGTCTCTACGCGAGAACGATCTTCATGCCAGCGGGGTCTCTTGTGATGTCGATGACCCACAAGACCCGCCATCCATTTGTGATTACCACTGGGGAGGTCGATGTAATCACCCCTGATGGGGTGTTTACCCACATTGCGCCTTACATGGGCATTACCCAGCCGGGAACAAAAAGGTTCCTGCGAGTAAAGAAGGATACGACATGGACAACCTTTCATGCAAATCCAGAAAACTTGACAGATCCTGACGAAATTGGTGAAGTGATCCTTGATGAGCCAGCAAATCCGCTGCTTGATCCTGAAGATCCTAGGTGCAATTCTTGGAAGAGAGGCCTGTCAAACTCAATAACGGTAAATGCGATTGGGGATGTCATGGAAATTCAGGAGTCTCAAAATAATCTAGAAGGAGAACAACAGAAATGTCGTGGGCAGTAACAATCGCAGCAGGAGCATCAGCTGTCGGCGCAGGAGTATCTGCTTACGGCGCATCCAAGGCAGGGGAAACTGATCCAGTCCCTCGCCCGCTCGACATTTTCAAGCTCGGAACTACCGGTAGTCGTGCAGGCACTAGCCTTGCTGGACGACAAGCGACCGGCTACCTCGACTACCTTCGTCAGTCCGTTCCCGGATTCATTGCTCTTCAAGATCAGCTCGGCCCTCAGCTCATGGCTCAGGGGCTTGGGCAGGGTCAGCAGTATCTTTCCGGCACCGATGGGCAAATGGGGCTGCTTGGCCTCAGCAAGCTAGCCGGGATGGGGACCGGGCAGAATCTAACCGACCTTCGTGCCGCTGAACTCGCCCAGATGACCGGGCAGGCGGGGCTAACCCGTGGGTTGCTAGCCGGCTTGTCGCCAGAGCAGGCGAGTGCTGTCCAGCAATCGCAGATGGAAGCTGATCGAGCCACAGCATCAGCCCAAGGCGTTACCCCGGAGGAGCAGCGGATGTATCAGCAGACCGCCCGCGAGGCAGCTCAAGCGTCGGGTCGCCTTGGTGGCAACTCCGCTATCGCCGCTGAGGTGATGGGGCGTGAAAACGTCTTGGCACAGAAGCGCCGTGAAGCGGAGAACGCTCGAACCAGGTCGTATGCCATGGCGGGTGAGTTCTACACCAATCCTGGGCTTCGACTTCTCTCTGCCGCACCGCAGTCCTACGTCGCAGGAACCGGGTTGCTGTCGTCCGCATTGCAAGCTGGTCCTGCTACGTCGGGGCAGTTCGACTACAACGCGCCCATCAACTTTGCCCAGCAGCGTGCTGGTGCGTTGAATCAGGCAAACATGGCCCAATACTCGGCAAATGCTCAATCGCAAGCAAATCAGGCGGCGATGTATAGCCAGATTGGGTCTGGACTCATGAGCGCCGGTATGGGTGGTATGGGTGGCGGCTTCGGAACATCCATGGGCAACTTTGGGTCGTTCGCCTCCAGCGGACAAGGTGGAAACGCTATGACCGCCGCTGGCAATATGGGGCGCAGCTTCCTTGGTCAGCCACTCAAGGCTTACACGGTCTAACGAATCTCAAATAATCTGATTTCATGGCAGTCATCGCAGGACCAATCCAGACAGCTTACCAAACGCCGGACTACTCCCCCGTCATCGAGGCGAATCGTCTCGCGGGGATGCAGCAGCAGCAGATCATGCAGGGCGCTGTTGGTCAGGTGACTGACTACTTCAAGCAGCAGGGCGAGAAGAAGAAGCTGATCAAGCAAAGTGACGTTCAGATCGACGCCGCGCTCAAGCTGTTCCCCGATCTTGCTCCGACGCTGCAAGGTGTTCGAGACCAGATCCGTGATGAGAACGTCCCTCTGAATGACCGAGCTGCGGTTGCGGAGTCTGTTGCTGGTCTTGTCAACATGGGCATCAGCACGATGCGCGACCAGTCGAACCAGATACTGGAGCAGCAGAAGCTGAGGCAGAACGCTGAATATCAATCCCGGCAGCTTCAGATTGCCCAGCAAAACGCGAACTCGCGA